GACTCAAATTATGAAGAAATAAAGGGTTCTGACTATGATCATCTTAAACAAGCTTTCATGGCCGGGCATAAAACAGCATTGACAACCAAACAAGGTTAAAGAGGTATAATAAAAATATGAAATGTGACAATTGTAAATCAGGTAGAATAATTAAAATTAATGGTAATGTTAATGACCTTTGTGATTCTTGGTATAAAGATCATCACATCCTACATGGATGCCCATATGGTATCGGGATTGGTGGTGGCGATTACATGTACATGGAGTACTGCTTAAATTGTGGGAAAATCCAGGGTGAGTTCCCAGTAAATGATCCCCAATTTGATTAATGATAAAGGAGCAAACAATGACAAAATACGTATATTCAGATGCAATTGTGGTGGAAATATATAAGAGTGGAGAGACAGATATTCCCATTCCTCCAAATACTGTAATTAAAATAGTACATTTAAATCATACTGGAGCATATCAAGATAAGATATTTGTGGCAGGAAGCCTTCAAACTCAGGAGGAAGACAAAGACTTGCTTGAATTTATCGAAAAAAGCCTTGCACAATTTAAGATAGACTCAGCAATTACGGATGAAAGGCTCATCGCGTTTACTCGCTGGTATGGATCTGATAATAAAACTCTTGGAAAGCACAAGTATAAAGAAATTGAAAGAGCATTTTGCGCTACTGATTGTAGAGATCTCGAAATAAAAGAATATAAAATCATGTATGGATACTTGATGGAGTGTGGATATTGTGGATATGAGATTGAAATTAATAGCCTTTTAGCTCCATATATGATTAATATAGGTAATAATTCTTATAAAATAAATGATGTTAGGCGGTTAGAGGACAAGAACCTTTCAAAGTTTGTGTTAGATAGAATGCAAGATTTTTGGGAAATAAAAAGAAATCAAAGTAATAACTTTGAACTTTGGTATAACATAAATTATAATGATGTTAGAGAAAGTGACTACGATGGTCTTAAAAAAGCATTCATAGCTGGCTTCTAATCTACTTGACAACCCTCAACCAATAAGGAGCAAATAATGCCAAAATACACATATTCAGATCAAATTAAAGTTTACATATATGATAATATTGGAAAGACGACTACTATGATTAAAGTGTTAGAATATTGTAATGTTACTGGTTTAAACTATATTTCATTTGCAGCAAACAAGTTGAAGAGTAACATAACAGACAAAGACTTACTTGAGTTTATCGAAAAAAGCCTGGCACAATTTAAGAAAGATCCAGCAATAGAGGATGAAAAACAAATCGAAAAATTAGCAGCCATGATAGAACCTTTCTCTGACATCCCAAGAATAAAGTCAGACGCAAAGTTCGTCAATCAATATCTAGGAAGATTCTTTGATGAATTGAAACCAAAGTTAAGCCCTGAAAATAAAATAATTTTTGTAGATGCCCTGAAATCAATTGTAATAATTCTTGACAACCCGGCATGAATAACATAAATTACGCATGGACTTGACAATCCAGAGATAACATGACATTATCAATACAGCGGTTAAAAGTGGTGCAGGTCCGTCCTGGCTGGTCGTCTCTCAGTTGTCAACACCACTCTTAACCGCTTTTTTAGTTTATATACAGGGGTAAAAATGGACGAAAGAACTTTAGCATTTGCAAAATGGTATGATTCAGAATATAAAAAGTATAATAACCCAAACTACAAGGAAGCTGAGTATACTTTCCTTAATGATGATTATCGTGAAGTAAGTGTAAAAGGCTATAAGATAAATAGAAGTTCAATGTATTGTGATGCATATGGGTTCAATATAGATTTGATGCGAATTAATGATGATAGTCTTATAACAACAATTGTCTCCTCAGAAATAAACTATTGTAATTATTTTAATTATCCAGAAATTAAATTTAACATGAAAAAAGTAAGAGAAGATGTTATACTATCAAAGAATAAAGCACTATTACATTATGTTCGAAGCCGCTTAGAAGACTTTAAAATATTGGAACAAGAATATAATGATAACTTTGTTGAATGGTATTCAACCCACTATGAAGACGTGAAATATAGTGGATATGCTTTTATCAAGGCGGCATTCATTGCCGGGTTCAATTCTATTTAGGGGTAATTCTATAATGAGCAAAATAAAAGATTTTTTTGACGAACATAAGAATACTATACTTGTAGGATTTGCAGCATATGTATGTCTTGCTATAGTATTTATAGTTTATCTTTTAATTAGTAGCATTTAAAGGAGGGCAAAGAATATGGGAAAATATACAATACCATCTTTTTTATGGGAGAAAAAATATACAATACCAAAGTTTATGGTTGAAGATCTCAGCTGCGAAAATGAAATACCCACATGGATAAGTAGAGCCAAGGCTATTGAGTCTTTCTTAGCGAAAAGAGGCGCATCTGAAAGTTTTATAAAAGAGGTGCAAGATAAAGACATCCTTGAAAATGGCGGTCCTGACCTGCACGGTCAGGTTGGACCGCAGAATAAATCAGATTATTTATATCCAGATAAGTTGGGGGAAATAATTGATACGTCGGGGCCAAAAATGAATAGAATATTGGAGGGTAATGGGATGCAAGAACGGACGATTACACCTCATTGTTCGTGGGCCCCCACCGAAAAAGGTAAAGATTATTGCATCAAAATAATTGAATATGGCGACCGGGAAGATCCACCACACACTTTAAAATGGCTCCCATCAGTCCTAGATTTGCTGGAATGTTGGAAAGGAGGGTTATAAAATGAAAAAAATAATTATCACACCAAGCAATGAAATATGCATTCAAAAAATCAAAGATAAAGGCCCAATCAAACAAATATGTGCCAGAAAACTTTATGAACATTGTAATTTAGCTTGTCCGTTATCACATATTGACATAAGGAATAAATCTATAACTCTGTGTGATAACTCTATGTTTGATGATTATAAGATTATACTTAGTGACGATTATAAATAGGAGACATATAAAATGGGTGTATCATCTGACGGACAAATTTGCTATGGAATCGCATTCGAAGAAGATTACGAATTTCCTTGGCTTGATGAAAAATGGAGTGATGATAAGGAGGAGGATTGGTGGATCACTGATATTTGTGGATATAAACCACCATTTGAAATTTGTAATGAACATGGAGAGTATTTTGATGGCATTAGACCAACACAAGAAAAAATAAATCAATATTTTAAACATTATCAAGCATTTAAAGAGGAAAACCCGATGCACGTTGAGATAGTTAAACACTGTTCTGATAATTACACAATGTATATTATTGCAGTGCCAGGAACTTTCCAATGGAATTCAAGGGGAGACGTTGAAGAAATAAAAATGAGAGTTATTAAACCGGATGAAGAAAAAAATGTAATTGATTTTTGTGAAAAATATTGCAAGCCAAATGATGAATACTATAAATTTCCAGAAATGAAATTACGCTGGCTGTTGACAAGTATGTATAGATGAATGAATAGGAGGCATGTAAATGGACAAACAGAAAAAGCAGGAGATACAAAATAAGTATTTTGATAGGATATTGGATGTAAATTTAAGAAAATAGAGGTTAATAATGAACAATAAAAATAAAAAATTAGAGCAGCTATTTCTCGAAAATAACTATTGTATTATATTAGGATTGGATGATAATAAGCCATGCAGGTATTGTGGATTAACCAGTAAATGTAGACTTGAAATGGATAGGGCTAACTATCAATTTTACTTTAGGAAAGGTTATGATGCCGGGATTAAAGATTGTCAAACTATAGAGGATAAGCATATGTATTAACTCTCACGAACCCTCAAACTACGCCGGAACACTCTGGCCTCTTCCGGCGTAGTTCCAATTCTTTTCAAGTTAGCATTCAATCTTTTTGGATCAATAATCTTCAAATCCTTAAACTCTGGTATAGGCTGGTTCTGTTGTTTATACCAGCTCGGGGTGTACATACCACCTTTATCATCAATTTTTTTCGCCAATTTTACGGAAACAGGTGATAATGTATGTCTACAATGATACCCTCCACAGCTCGTGAATACCGATCCTGACTTGCCTTTCCATGAGTATAAGTCTAACTCTTCCAATTGTTGCTGCGTAAACACACGGCCTGCATTATGGGCGCACATAGGACGAGAATTAGCCTTAACCGAACCAGCCCAAACAAAGTTTGTTATGCCAGCATCTTCAGCTTTTTTCATGTTTAATGTGCGGTAGCTTTCCATCAATCCATCCTGGGCGTAGACTTTCGCATAACTCGCAAGTGATCGGCCACGCACATCAACCAATCCCGTCACATGATTTCTAATCTGTTTTACAAGCTCATCATATGTCATTCCAGCCAATACAGCATCCTGGATAGACTGTGCAATAGCAGCTTGTGTCTGTAAGCTATAAGCTTGTAACCCGGTCAACACCTGATTTTGCAAAGACTTAACCATGTCCTTATCAACCGTTGAGAATGCGGCCGGCACGTCAACTGCATCGAACATTTCCTTCACAAAATCTTTGATTTTTCCAATATCTTTTGAATAACGCTTTGCCTCTTTTCCGTACGTCTCTTCAAACAGTCTCGCAAGCTGAACCTGGATCTTAATTGCCTGTCTAAGTGTCCATTTCGGCCCTTTTATCGTGCCGTCAGGCAGGACTGATATGTTGCCAGCCAGCCTGATGATTTTATTCTCAAGCGTTGTTAAGGTCTTATCAAGATCGTTCTCAAACTTGATTGTAATATTATCAAGGGACTTTTCAGCGTCTTTATTCCCTTTATTTATGTTGCCTATGTTTGCCATGATTATTAACTTTTCTCAGTTATTTCAATTTCAACACATTTATACCCAATAGCTTCATAAGCCCTGATTGCTTCAGACAATGGGGCTTTATGAGTATAACTATCGAAAAATAATTGCCATGAATCATTCATGTTATGTGTAATCAACAAAATTGTAGACTTTGCATTATCATATTCAGGTGTCTTTATTCCGTAATATTTCATTATTTCAACACTCCCCCTGGCACACCCTCGGTTTCTTTGTCTCCCACAATCGGAACAGTAGGCGGAACGTAATCGTCAATTTCCTTATCAATCTCTTCAAACGTGGTATCTTCCACATTTTGCCCTAACACTTCTCTACTGATTTGTTTTTGCAACGAAGTTGAGAATGTTGGAGAATTGACAATAGATTTAGATACTATTGCATTCTCTAAATCAATTTTGAGTTCTTCAACACTAAACTTTTTAGGTCTATTTATAATTATGTTTTCTGCAAGTCCTGGTTTAGCTATCCATTTGCACCAAAAATAAGCACACTGTTTTTCAGCCTCACTTAGATTTTTAGCCCTTGTTTCAAGGCTTGCATTCAATAATTCACGCTTGATTGTCAGTGCATAACCAGATTGGGCCTGTCTTGTTTCCGCGCTCGCATCTTCAAGGGTAGCATTACGATATATCTCTCCAACTTTCCACACAATCCATGACATGACAGCATCTAAAGGGGCCTTAACTTCAGCTTTCAACCAATCCGGTTTCCCAGCTTCACCAAATTGAGGGTCAAACTCAAGAATAGAGCTGGCTCCTGTTTCATCATAATTACTTCTTTGCTGTCCGCCTTGTGTTGCTTGCAGGCGTTTTTCTGGTTTACGCATCATCGGAAATGCAGCAAGTTCAATTACTTCTTCGATACCCATGATATTTCGATATATCGATAAATCGAGGCCGGAAATATTTTTTAAATCAGACGTGCCAATTCGCACGTAATCTGAGGGAAGATTGATCTTAAATACGAATGGGATTGCATCTATATTGTAATCGCCAGAATCAATTGAAAACACTTTTTCACTATCTTTTTCAATGCCATAATGCCGCCATTGATTTATCTCCCATATCTTGTATGTCCCGTCACGCTCCCGTAACTTCAAAGCAGTTAAGATTGGTTTTCCGTAATAGTCTTTTCCCTCCTCCCAATCTAGAATATCTAGAGGACTATATGCTGAGTAGTATGGGTATACTTCATTCTTTAAAGCTTCATCCCGAGTTAAAGCTCCATTATTTGGACTATCGACAAGTATTCCCATGTGACCATAAATACTCGCCTTCTTCCGAACATCTTCCAGAAATATGTTGTAATCCGTACCATAATAATCAACATTTTCTTGAAATAATTGCCACAGTTCATCGTCTGCCAGAGGGCCAAATTTACGCTGCAGCTGAGAAGTTCTGAGATAATAGTCAAAAATGTTGATTATTGCTTCTGAATAATTCGGGCCATATCCCATTTTTAGTCTATATTCATAACTATTAACTGACTCTCGACTGTGTTGCGGGAAGTAAGCATTCTCTGCTAGGGTTTTATACCCATCGAAACAATGCTTATATTCCAGCCAGAGTGGTTCAAACTGCTTATAAAGTGTATTCGTTGATTTTAGATCTTCTACTGTTTCAGGTATTAGTTTCATTTGTTGGCCTCTTTAATCTCTTTTTGTAAAATATTTCCCTAAAAAAAGGTTTTAAAACCTTAATTGCATACTTTATATTTTCGCCGCATAATTTAACTTTATTCATTATAACCTATAATTCAAGAGGGACAGGCTCATTAAAATTTACCTTTATAGTTTTAATAATAGGAATCGAAACAACTGGTTCTATATTATCCTTTCCAACACGCCTCTCAGCAAGACTCCAGGCATAATCATAAAGATGCAGGCCCTTGCTGGCTGCTATTATTTCTCCGTCTTCCGCGCCGATCATGTCCGCCATGTATTCCTTCATGAGCTGGATTACAGCAAGGTTGGCCGGAAATCCGTTCCAGAGATCCCAGGATCGGAAATAGAGCATAAAATGTAATTTATTATCTCTAAGCCTGCAATCAATACCTCTCAAGCAAGGCGGGTCCTGCAACCTGATTGAGTCCTTATCACCAACAGCCATATATGCCTGATTCGTGCCGGGGCCATCTGACTTAAACATTTTTATCACTTCGTCAATCTGTGGCTCAAGATACTGGCCGTAAGTGTATTTTTCTCCTGAAGTTTTTTTGGCTGTCATGAGATATGGTAAATAGTTTGAGACATATCCGTTAAGAACTGGGGCCGGGACATCGCATCCTGGCGGTATATCCGGGGTTAGAGGGCGGCTATTCGGATATTTGATATAAATGGTTATGTAATTAAATTCAAGCCGTTCCTGTCCTTTATAACTACCCCTGTCTATCTTATATTTATGGCCTTTATCCAGGATCTGGTAAAGGCACTGGAACCATGCGTCTGGTATGTCTCTTGCTGTTATGTTTGTTAATTCCATTACTACCCCTGTTTTATTTGTTCAAAATACCTATTTTTCATTAATTTGGCCGCTGAGACAAGATTTTTAAACTAATTTATATTTTTAGGCCCATGTAAATTAACCGATTCCGAATAGTAACCATTCGATTCGCCAAACCACCTAATTGTCACGCTGCCTTTTATTGTTGCGAATTTATAAAATGTCCATGTAAAAGAATCATCTCTACTTCGATTTCTTAATTCTTTTGACATACCTTTAGGGTCTTCATTTTTATGAATCACTTCTTCGGCCTGTAATATTGGATGATTTACCAAATCATCTAAGTCACCATTGATATCTTCAATAGTGACATTTTCGCATCAATCTTGTTCGTGATAAAGTTCAAAAACTTTGTTATCGGTTGTAATTAAAATAATCTTCTCATTATCAATATTTGTAACTGTTTGCATTGTTTTTCCAAGCAATACTTGGATATCTATATTTGATTCTAACATTCCATCCCCCCATTTATAATTCTATATCAATACTTACCTTATCATCTTCGTTGATGATTGTCAACTTACTCCATCCGCCTGCATTCATACGTCTTAAATCTAAAATAATGCCCCAAACAAAATCAACGTTGCCAGAATCCGTAAAATTATTAACAATATCAAATCTTGTATGACTATTGTAGATATTGTGCGGTGTGAGTGTAAGTGTTGTCATTTCCAAAACCTCCCGTTTTTGTTTGGTACAAATGGTGCGTTCGCTAATATCCGATACCTGGTAGAGTCATAGGCATGATCTTCACCTTTTTTTTCCACAACCTCCCAATTATTTTTATCACGGACGAGTGATGGTACAGTTCTCAACCAATTCAAGCAATTACTTGTAACGTAAAAAAGTGGCGGATCTTGACTCAACAGCTCTATTAAGAGATGCAATCCAGTTGCCCGGCTGCCAGGCCCTTTATTGGCCTTTTCCCAATCAACTCCATTACGGTAAAAATTGTCGTAAATGCAGTGGTTGTCTTGTTTCGTAAAGATATCTAAGTCAGCCGGGCCAGGGTGAACCTGGCAACCACTTTTCTGATAATAAGCACTTTCGATTATTTTAATCTCGTTAGAGATCTGTGCTGCGGACCACCTAACTCCCACGTTCGGGTCAGGAATGCCGTTATCCTTCATTTGTACTCCATACAATTCGTGGAAAAGGATAACGGCTCCTGTCGGGTAGATCCTACCGTCTGGTAGTTGTTCGCCAGTGGAAACACAATAATAATTAATCGCAAAGGGATGGCTGGAACCCCAATCAAGGGAACGATCACAAAACCAATTTGATGGGGGTGAAAATGGAGGAATAATATGTTTTTGTGCATCCCACGCACCTTCAAGTGCGGCCCCAATGATTACGTCCCAATCACCATTGAGCATAGCCCGACGCATCATTGGATCCTTAATGGCTTCAAGTTGTTTTCGGTATGAAGGATCGTTAAGATCCAGCATCTTGTTGTCAGATAATTTTGCAGGAATAAACGTCCGGCTTAGGCCTTGCTTATCAAAAATAACATTCATGGGGCCGTTGTCGATGAAGTAAGACTTAACCCATTGGTGACCGACAAAGCCAGGGTTGGCGGAGCTTCTCACACGTTTTGGGATGTCAGGAATGGGTGAACGAACACGCATCTTTAACATTTCATATTCGTGATTTGATGAATAATGTGTTAATTCATCAAATCCTAACCATGTATATTCCGGCCCCATATATTTCATACAATCTGCGGGGCGTTCCAATGCCCGGAATTTTAAAGTTGATCCGGAAGGAAAAGTCCATTGTTTTTTCTGAACAACATATTTAGCACCTTTGAATAAAACTGGATACAAGGCTTGAGAACGATTAATCAATTCCTCAAGCTGATCATATGTCTTTCTAAATAATATCCCTTTCCAATTCTTGCCAAATTCATTTACATCTGTTACAAAATCGAGCAGTAAACTTTCCGATTTACTGCCACCGGCGCTTCCACCGTAAAGTACCTCATAAACTGGGCATTGAAGGAAAGTAGTTTGTGGCCCCTTCTGCGGCGCCCATGCAACATACTGATCATTTCCGATCAAGCCGGGCATGATGTTGATATGTTCACGTATGTTTTCGTATTCTGGCGCAAGTTGCATAAAAAAAGGACTAACACAAAATACTCTTTGTGTCAATCCTTTTAATTTTTGTTAATAGGCTATTAAGCTTCTAATGAATACGACAATCTGAGATAACGAGAAGATCACTTGACGTGATATCAATACCCATAGACTCCAATTTAGTGATAAATTCACCAATGTTGGAATTTATATCATTAAGGTTATTCCCAGGGACTAATAAATAATAATATTCTTCATCCTCGTTACTGTATATCCCCCCGGCTACTTTATATGAGATTCCCAATCCATTTAAACAATTTTCAGGATCATCCTCCCAGTCTTCTTTAGTAAATTTTTTATTGACGATTAATTTGGAAATAATTTCATCGTCAACTTTTATTCCAATCCCTCCAACTCCACTATAATTTACTCTCATGCTCTATGCTCCTTTTAATTGGATATTTACGCCTGGTCGATAGCTAACAAAAGACTCTTTGTGTCAATCCTTATTTTTTTACTTAGTTACCGTTATCAGACGTATTTTTGTCATTGTTTAATCTGTAGTAATACTTCATTTTGCCCCCCTGTTATGGCCCCTTGTGGGGCCTGGTTAGATTATTATATTTCATTGTAAATAATTGATTTGATTATTGATATTTTTTATTTTGAATCTTCTTTATCATCCAAAATTTTAGAAATATCAATTCCATCGAATAATCCATCAAATACTGAAGCAAGATATCCACTTATGTCGCTGATATTTCTATGGTTAACTGAGAGTATCATACAGTCAGTTCCTTTATTTATTAATTTACTTTTTGGGCCTGTGTATAGAACACTCATTAATTTTAATAGGTTAGCAATCAAAATATCAGCTACTGGTGAATCTAATGTGCCTTTATAATCTGCTGGTATCAATTTCTTTAAACTTTTTGTAGCATTTTTTAGAATAAGATTTCCGATTTCTATTTTAGCAGAAATTTCAATCGCTTCTAAGTTAGTATCTTTCATTTTATTTAATACATCATTTATTTTTGTTGCCATTGTTATTTCTTCCTTTTTTATGAATTCATTAATTGATTTAAACGTACAATTACTACCATGGGTAATAGTGCAATTAGAGCCCGTATGAAACGTGCAATTATGACCTGCTTTAAATGTACAGTCACTACCAGTTTCAAAGTTACAGTCACTACCAGTGTTAAACTTGCAATTACTACCAGTTTTAAAGTTACAGTCATAACTAGTATGAAAACTAACATTATCAAAATGAGAAAAATCTAAGATCAAATCACGTTCGTTAGATTTAAAATTTTTGCCGTCAAAAAAGTATTTATTTTCGGCTAATGGTTTACCATATTTAATTACTGAATAACTTTTCATTCTTTCATTATATCTCCTGTTAATTGTGTAAATTAAAATGCCCCTCAAACTTGGTTACAATATATATCCTACTTTAAGGAAAGTCAAGGACTTTTTTTGCGTTTTACCAACTTTTATTGATAAAGAATATTAGCTTGACAAAACTTTAATGATATTATATATTTAAAGTATTTATTAACTTATAACTAAAAAAGGAATGATATGGCATCATACGTCGCAGACAGAGACAAGGGCCGAGAGCGAGCGCAATTTGACCAACATCATAAAGCTG